CAAAGGCCCGCCTCCGACCCGCCGGGAATCGATCCCGGTATTGTCTGCCGTCTCGCGGGTGTTGCGCTCTATCGCTCCCAGAACCTCCTCCTGGCGCGATTGCTCCGCCGGGATCTTGTTGCCGCCAAAGATCAGATCGGTCGGCAAGCTCGGCCCGGCACCGGGCGCGGTGAGCGATCCGAGGATCTGCCGCTCGATTTCGCCGGCCCGACCCATGACATCCACCGGTTGCAGCGCACCGTATTGTCGCGCATTGAGATCGTCGGCGAACGCCCGCATCGATTGCGCGGTTCCCGCAAACTTGGACCCGACGAACGGTATCACCTCGAGCATGTTGGCGATGGTCGCCGCGATATTGGCCAGCGGCGTCATGACATATTGCGTTGCCAGCTGGATCGAATTGGACACGATGTTCGGCAAGGACTGGAAAAACCCGAGCACCACCGACGCGAAATGGACCACTCCGCCGGTGATCGAATTGGCACCGCCTCCGAAAGCGTTGCCGAGCACCTGCAATGTCTGTTGCAACGCACCTGAGCGCCCGATCGCCTCGAAAGCCGCGCCAATCTGCTGTCCGACCTGCGCGAAATACTCGACCAGATCGGCGCCCGCCGGCGCGATGGCCGCGAACATGTTGGTCAACCCGATCCCGATCGGGAGCAACGCCGCATCGATCGCATCCGCTAGGTTGTCGATCGTGTTGCGTACCCCACCGGTTGCGGTCGGCAGCCGATTCAGGCCGCCGACGATCCGCTGGATCGCGTCGGTCGCCGTGATGCCGAGTCGCTGGATTTCTTCGGTCGAGGCCGTGCCGAATGCATCCTGCAACACCCCGCGGATCTGTGGCACCCGCTCGGCAATCTGGTTGATCTCCTCGGCCGACAACTTGCCCTTGGATGCGATCTGCCCGAGCGCCAGGATCACGCCGTCGAGCTCCGCCTTGCCCTTGCCGGCGAGCGCCAGCGCATTGCCGAATCCGCGCACCGCCTGCTCGCTCAGTTGCGCCGACAAGCCCGCCGCCTCGAGCGCCAGCACCGCTTGCCGGACTTCGCCGACGCCCAAACCCGGCAGCTTGGCCAGCTCCTGCAACCGTCCCAATTGCGCCGCAAGCTCTTCCGCGCCGCTCGCGTAGGCCGCCAAGCCACGCACTTGCGAGTCGTACTCGGTCGCGCTGGCAAACGCCTTGGCACCGATCACGCCGCCCAGCACCGCCGTGGCACCGGCCGCGATGCCCATTGCGCCGGCGAGTTTCGACATCGCGTCGCCGGCCTTGCCGGCGGCACGGCCAACCTGCTCGAGCTTCCCCTTGGTGCGGTCGAGCGCCCCGTCGACTTGACTCCGGCCGACTACTCCCAGCTTGACTATAAGTTCGGCCAGTGCCATTCAGCGCGCTCCTACGATCGCCTTGACGATCTGCTCGTACAGCTCGATCTTGGATCGCTCGATGCGATCCGCCATCACCATCACATCTCCCCACTCCGACCAGTCCAGATCAACTTCGGAAGGGTGCCGGTGCAGGTATTTGACGGCGTACCAGGCGAGTGTGCCCGCTACGCCGACCGTGCGTTTTTTGCTTGATCCTTGATCGCGGCGATATCCAGCACCGGGAATGCCTGGGCGAACTCGCCGACGATGTGCAGAAATAGGTGCCGGTTGTCCCGCGCAAGGTCGGCAAACGCGCGAATCGGCGAATAGGTCTGGCCCTCGGTGCCGTCTGGGACGTAGCACTTGCCAAGGACGTAGACCTGCCGGATCAAGTCGATCGGGAACTCGGCGTAGTCGATCCGAAGCTCGCGGGACACATCGTCGCGCACGAAAAGGTCCGCGGCCCTGGGTTCGCGGAACCGGAGTTCGCCCGGCTCCGCGATCCACGGCTCGAGATCGATGACGAGGACCGGGCGTTCCTCCTGCTTTGCCTTGCCCAGTTTCGCGATCGACATTACGGAGCGGCTCCGATCACTCCGAGACGCACGGTCACACGCTCGATGAGCATTCCGTCGACATCGACCGACAACCCGGCAGATTCGATCATGCCATAGTCGGTGAAAATGGTTGTGCCCGAGTCAAAAATGGTCTGGATGTAATACCCCTCTTTGTCCTGAAACGGCGCGGCCGCGGCGGCATTGACCAATGCCTCGAATGTCACGGTGCCCGACGATCGGGTTGGCATGTGCTGCTCGAGCGTGTCGCAAAGAGCGCCCATCTCGACGGTCCCGATCGTGGTTTCGCGCGAATAGGACCGGACGTAGCAGGTATAAGTCGTGGCGCTGGCGTCCCAGGACGGCGATCCATCGACGGCACCGCCGAGCTTGTAGCTCATGGTGCAGTCGCGACCCCGCATCGGTGTGAATGTTGGCATGATGAACTCCTATTTGATGATACGGTTACCCGATCTGGGCGACAAACGACATGGTCAAACCGTAGTCGACGATGCCGTCGTTTTGGACGATCACCTCGGTGGTGGCGTCCAGCCGACGAATCCACGCCGCGGGCGTGGTGCCGAGCGACTGGTTGTCAACCAGCGCATCGATGCGGTCCGCGATGGTTTGCAGTTTGGACCATGACACTGCGCCCTTTGCCGAGTCCCAGACCGTGATCCGGTAGATCGGCTCGGTCATCACCCGTTCCCCGCAGAGCGTGATTTCGTCTTGGCTCCGCACGCCCGCGTTGGCAAACACGATGTACGGTGTCTGCGGCGGGCGACCCGTGCGGGGATCGACAAGCGGCGCGACATGGCTGTACACGCCCACTTGGTAGAAGGGTGCCCTACCGTTGGTGGCGAGCGCCGCGGCGAGCGTGGCATCCGCCGACAGCGTATCGTACAGCCAATTTTCGACCAGCAGCGCCTCGATCGCCATCAGCGTGCGGCCTCCACAATCCGCTTGATTGCCGCTTGGAACGCCGGTCCTACAGCCCGTAGCGCCGGCTCCATGAACGGTCGGCGGGCGAGCTTGCGACTGGGAGCGCCCAGCTCGAGCGCGATGCCATAGGATGCCTCGTCCCGCACGAACACTTCCCAGACCGACGCGGAAACCGGCCTGCTTGCGATGTTTTCCCGAAGGTTGTTGGTATCGGTCGCCGGCGGTTCGCCAGGAGCGGATGCCCGGTGCGTCTTGGTGCCTCGCTCGTAGATGTTGCCGGAGCGTGGCCCGAGCAACGATGCCTTGGCATTGGCCTCGACGGTAAATGCGAAGCCTCGCACCACCGCGTCCAAGCGCGCGAAATCGATCCGCTTTCGGTCGATGCCTCGGGTATCCAGCTCGTAGGACAGTTTCATCGCGCGCGCACCTTGATGTCGAGCGGCCCCAGAATGATCGCCTCTCCGGCTGCCGTCAAGCTGATCGTGAGACGGTAGGTGCCGGCCGTGGCCCATGCCGTGCTTGGAGTCCAGGTAACCCGGCCTCCGGCGGCATAAGCGGCGGTGATCGTTTCGGCGTTGAGCAATACCGCGCCGGTCGATGCGTTGTAAACCTTGCCGCCGAGCGTGTAACCCGTGATGTCGAGCACGGTGCCGTCGCCCGCGCGAGCCTCGAGCTCGTACTCGTGGGCATCGCCGACAAACGTGTCGATCGCCGAAGCATCGTCCCCGCATGTCTCCGGCGATTGGTAGATGCGCCACGGTCCCTCGCGCAGGATAGCCATCAGCGTGCCCTCACGATCAATTGCAACGGCCCGGCGACAATCACGTCGGACCCGACGGTGGCCGATACCGTCAATCGATATGTCCCGGCCGTGGCCGACCAATCCGCCACGGTATCCACGGTAATGTATCCCAACCGGGCCAACGACAACGACGCCGACTGGTCGGTGCCGACCGTCGCGCCGGTCGATGCATTGCGTACGCCGACCGTTACGGTCGCCCCGGTAAGGTTGATCGCGTTGTCGTCCCGGTCGAGCACTTGCAGATCGAGACGAAGCAAGGTGCCGATCAGGATGTCGACGACGCCGCCGGGGAACTGCTCGTCGGCCTTGACCTTGTACGGCACGTTGCCAGTCGCGAACGTCGTGCCGCCTCCGCCGCCGCTCGGTGCCTCCTCGAGCGCATTTGCGGTGTAGCGGAAGTCGGCGCCGTCCGCCTCGATCATGTTGTGCAACCGGCCCAGGACGTTGCCAACGTCTCCTGCCGCGTAGGTTGCGGTGTTGGTCGATGTCGCCTCGGACAGAACGCCTTGGGCAATCTCGGTAACGGCATCGGTTGCGAGCGCGGATGCGTCAATCGCGTTGGCGGCAATGGCCGCGGCGTCGATCACGTCCGGCTGGAACTCATGGACGTCGGCCGCGATGTGCGCCGAGCCGGTGATCTTGACCTCGACGTTGCTCGAGTCGGATCGGGGGATGCGCCCGCCATAGGTGCCGGCGGTAGTGTGTCCCGACATGGCCTCGTCCCAGACGGCATCCGCATTTTCGGCCGCGGTGGGCAACGCATCGAGTTGGGTATCGAGGTTTGCCGAGGCAAGACCGACTGCCGACCGGACACCGGATGCATCGAGCGTCGATCGCGAGGATACCGTCGCATTGAGGTTGTCTCCCACGATCTTGCCCGCCGTACCCGCACCATAAGCGCCTGGGAGCGATGTCGCCCACGGATCGCCACTCGATCCTGCCGCGTTGAGCGCCGCGCCTGTCGAGCCGCTCGTAAGGTGATCGGCCAGCGTCTCGTCCCATACGGCATCGGCGATGGCCGCCGCGGTCGGAGGCGCGGTCGCCAGCGAGTAGCCGGTCTTGTCGTTGTTTGTCGCCACCGTGACTCCGGTGGTCACCGAGTTGACCGCGCCCGAGACCGAAGCCGCCACGATCTGGCCACCGCCGAGGTTGTATCCGGTGCCGTCTGCCGCGGCCTCGAGATTGTCGGCCGCCGTGGCGTCCCCGCTGATCTGGATCGCGTTCACCGGCATCGGCGTCGTACCGTCGGTATAGGATTCCAGGTTGTCGGCGGCTACGCTATCGCCGCTGATCTGCGTAACGTTGGCTGTGACAATGTTGGTCACCGCTTTGATGGTTTGGGCCGCTAGCGTGAATCGCCCAACGCAAGCACCGACCACCGAAACGGAATCAACCGTGCCAGCCGTGATGACCGCCTCGAACTGGGAACCGTTCGCATAAAATGTGCCATCGCTCGAGGTCGTGATTCGGACATGGTTCAGGCCCGTAACAGAATCGAAGTCGGCAGTCAAGGTAATACCTGCCGTCGATTGGGTCGTGCTGTTGTCCTTGTACACCGAGATCGCCGGAGTCCCGCCGAGCGTGTACGCCGCGCCGGTCGATGGCCTGAACGTCGTGAACTTGAAGTCGATGGTGTCGCCAGCGGCGAAGTCGCCCAGGTATTTGCTCATAGGATGTACCCCGCCAAAGGATTGGCTGCCGTACTACCGCCACTGCTTGCCACAAATTCGATCATTGGTTGGAACATTTCGATTGTTGTGTCGCTGTAAGACCATGCGCCCTGATTTGTGCGAGTAGCACCGCGTATTGTCATCGGACCGCTGTAGGCTTCCCTGCCGCCAGCAGTCGGAATCGTAAATCGATGCCGAGCAACCTCGTTCGGACTGGCGGAGGTTACCCTAATGGCCACGATGTACGCCGTTCCGGCATTGAGGGTAGACAAGGTGTCTTCGGCAAACGTAATGTAGAACGTGTCTCGAGACGAGTCGGCACACTGGTCCCCGTCCACGGTCAATGTCTGCAACACTGTCGTATCTTGATATAGCAGCAACTCAAAGGTTGACGTGGGGTCGATTTGAGTCGAAAAATATGTTCCAGATATCTTGTAAGTACTGCAAATCGTTGCCGGAACATTGATTTCAATACCCCATTCATCCGGGGTCGATCCGCTGTGTGTTGCGGTAAGCGTGACAGTGTCCGTGGGGAATCCATAGACTTTTGTACTGCTCCGGTATTCAAACAGCCGAATGCCGGCCGCTGCGACCTTTGCAGTTGTCCCAGTTAAATTCGCTACGCCATACGGAAACAATGTCTGGGTCTGCATATTAGACCCGTTAGTCCGCAACGATACTGTATTGGTGCCATCGAATGTCCCGGTCCCAGTCGCTTGATAAATGATGGCAAAAATATCGCCCTTGGCGAGCGTCACACTGGTGCCCAATGTCAAGGTTATGACCGCGCCAGCGGCTACTGTCCAGTCGTTGTAGTCCACATAGCCGTTGCCAGATGCCAGCCATGTCCCCGTTGGTAATCCATCAGTCCCGACAGATTGCAAGCCGAAACGAATCGTACCGGTTGGTGTACCAGTCTTGGCCGCAAGAACAACCACCAATGTCGTGACCGTGCAATCCTCCTCGGCAATGACGACATGACCAGCCATATCCGTGCCTGCGTTGAATACAGTGGAACTGAAGGTAACGTTTCCATTAGCCACTGGTATTTTGGGAAACATCTTGAAACTCATTGTTGAATCCTCAAAATGATCCCCTGCGGATTTTCCAAATCCAGAACCAATGTCAACGGTGCAATCGACGTCATGGAATATATCTTGACCAGCGCTAGTTTCAGAAGTTCAAGAACCTGATCATCGCCAAGGCCGATTTGACTGGCGTCATAGCCAAAATAAGTTTCCAACGTTTTGTCGGAAAACATGAAGTTCATGTCGTCGCCAATCAACTCTGCCGATTGCAACGTCAACGTTGTCGCCATCAGCGCCAGCCCTCGACCTTGTAGAGGCCGTCGGCCGCTCGGCCGTAGACCACGTCGCCGTCGATCACGAGCGAGCCGAAATCCAGACTCGTGCCAAGCACCTCCTCGGATGTAAGCCATCCGTCGATCCTGGACCATGCCAGCGCAACCTGATGCTGCTCTCGGTATCCAAGCCCGAATACCCATTCGCCGTCGGCCGTTGCCCGATTGGCGCTGAATCGATCGCAATCTGCAAATCCATCGGGGATCAGGTACTCGATCGAGCCGTCCCGGTAGTCCATGACCCAGGAGCAGATATTGGCGGTGGTGCGTTTTTCGTTGGCGAACATCGCGCCCAAAACAAAATCCCCAACGACGAATCGGGCCAACGGCATTGAGTAGCCAACCGCGCAATCGATCTGGATTTCGGCCGGCACCAACGATCCCGCGGCGCGGCCGACGTATTGCTGGGACAACGTCTGCTGGATCGCGCCGTCGGCGTTGTAGATCGCCCATGCCTTGGACTGGTCGCGGCCCATGAGCATCGCCAAGATCTCCGCATCGCTCGCCCAGGACGCAAACACCGATTGGTTGCCCTTGGTCAATCGGGCCAGCTCGTTGCCCTCGCGATCGATGACGATCGCGATCTGCGGCTTGCCGGGCGCGGCCAGACCGCAGAGGAGATTGTCGCCGACCTTGCCGACGAGCGACAGGTTGCCCTTGATGGATGTTTCGACAATATCGAGCTTGCCGTCGACAACGGCCGCGATGGCCGGCACACGTCGGTTGCCCTTGGCGACCAGCGTGTTGCAATACAGCGTGCCGTCGATAGCGCAAACCGGCGTGGTCGATGCGATGTCGGTGCTCGCGTAGATTTGCGTGGTGGTCATTTGTCGTCTCCTGTTGCGTTGCGGTCGCGAAACTTGTTGATGATTATTTCGACGCCTTCCATGCCGAGGACGCCGAGGAGGAAGGCGAACCCTGTCGCTTTTTCGCTGCCGACGGATGCCGGGACGATGAGCGGCGTGAGATACACGGCACTGCAAGCGCCGGTGATCGCACCGGTCAGCATCGCGGCCCAGCGATTGCGCGGGTCCGATAGAAAGCGCCTAAGGTATTTGAGGATCCCGCCCAAAAACCCGGCCAGAAGGTTTGCGGTGGTCTGATCCATTAGGCGCGACCGTCCTGCGCGAGGTTGCATCGGACCGTCAGCATCAGTGCCTGAGAGCGGTGGCTGTCGGTCCCGATCACCGACCAAGCGGAGTCCGTGGTGCGGATCTCGTCGCTGGTCCTGACGTCCGTGCCGATCGGCAAAGCCCATGTCCATTCCCCCTCTTGGAGTACCGCGTCCGCTTGCTCGCTGTGTGACCCATTATTATATGTCTTGGCACCCGGCACGTCGCGGGCGATCCTACGCCAGGACACCTCGATGCCGCCCATGCCGTCCGAATCGGTGACCTGCCGGTAAATGTCGACCAGCTCGCTGGCAATTGTCGATGCCATGCGCGCGCTGAGATGGGACAGCATGTCGATCGGCACCATCACCAGATTTCCATTGGCCGATACCGCTCGGCCATCGCCATGCAGTGTGCGTGCACCTGTTGCAATTGCACGGTCTTGTTCATGTCCGAAACCGCGATGTCGGCGGCAGCTTTGCCAGCCTTTTCGAGCCACGCTCGGCTCACGGCTCGACGCAAATCGTATGTCTCCTGCGGTGCGGGCCCGTCGTCCTCCCATAGCAGGTCGTCGCCATCCGGCACCCGTTGGCCGGTGTATTGCAATGACGGCTCGGTCGTCCAGGTCGGCGCGGTCGCCGAGCTGGTGCCGGCACGAACGGCTCGGTAGAGCCGGCCATTGGGTGTGGCCGGCACTACCTTGTCGCCGACGGCATACGCCGTCGATACGGCATGTGTGGACGCGCGCTGGCAACCATCGACGATCCGCAAAAGATCGTCGGACGTCAGCGTAGGGTACACGTCGCTCGAGCAGAGCGGCGCGAGCGCTTCGGCGGTTTGGGCGCGCGTCCTTGCCATTGGATTAGCCGATCACCAACGCCAGCGCACCACTGTCGGCGGCGCTGTTGGGGCCAACCTTGCCACGGCTGTAGGCACAGGTGATCGACATCACGATCGCACCAGCACCGGCAGTCGCTTCGACCTTCAGGTAGCGCTTGCGCTTCTTCATATCGACCTGGAACACGACGAACTTGTTATCGTCGGTCGCGGTCGGAAGGGTGAAGTCGGTGCCTCCCACAAACCCGGTGACATCACCATAGGTGCTGTTGTCGTCGCTGTCGGTGAGCTTGAGCACCGACAGAGCCGACGCCATCGCGCCAAGATTGACGATGATGGTGGCGTAGTCCGACTTGATGCCGGTGTTGACAGAGTCGGCAGCCGTGGTGGTGAATGCCGCGCCGTTGGCGGAAACCGCCGGCAGCATATTCACCAGCCGAATTGTTTGCAAAGCAACCATTTCAAAATCCTCCACCGACCGGGGATCTCTCCCCGGTCGGCATTGTCAAAGTTACGACGCGGCTGTGATCAGGCCGACGATCGGGCCAGCGGCAGTCGTATCACCGACGCCGAATACGTTGATGTCGAACCGCTCGACGGCGCGCAGAGCGAGCTCGTCGGTTTGGAAAGCATCGTGCTCGGAGAGGGAAACACCGATACCGCGGCGATCGCCGAAGAAGGCACCCTGCGACAGATCGCCGAGGAGCGCGCAGACCTGCGAGTTGGCCTCCGTGGTCGGCATGGCCTGGCTGATGCGAACCGGGTAGCCCATGAAAAGCGGCTCGCGCGGGCCACCGACAGCGATGGTCTCGTTCGTGTTACCACCGGCCGCGTCGGCCAGCTTGGCCATGACGTTGTGATAGAAGGACCGAGAGACATACCACGCCGCATTGGCGGTGTCGGCGAACTGCGGGAGACGCCCAACGACGCCGCGGAAGTCGAGGAGCAGAAGCTCGCTGTAGGCGTTGCCGGTACCGACCTGCAATCCCTTGATGTTGGCGATTGTCGAGTCGATTCCCTTGAGCGCTTCGCGAGCTCCTACGATGCCACCGTAGGTCGACGTACCGTCTCCGGCGAAACCACACTCGTCTTCCTTCTGGGCGAACGCACGGGCGCATTCGGCCGCGACCCAGCCGCCGAGGTCCACCGCCGCGTCCTCGTTGAGCTCGGAGCTCAATCGAGTATAAACGGCCAGCTTTTTGGCGGTAAGGCGGACGTTGTCAAACTGGTTGGTCGACTCGGTGATCGAGGCGCCCTCACCGACAAAGTACGCGGTAACGCCACCGGAGCGCTTCGGCTGCACTCGGGTGTCGCTGGACATCGAGACCACGCGGGCGTTGGCGCGGAACACGCCGTACTGCTCGACCAGGTTGATGATGTCGCCCGCGAACTCCTCGGGGACGAGGTAGCCGCCGAGGCTGTTGTCGTTGGTGACGTGCGTCTTGTAGCCACGCTCGTTGGCCCACTGGATCGCCTTGGCATTGCCGCAGACCGCGCCCAGGAACCACATGCCCAGACCGTATGCCTTGGCGTTGGCCTCGGCCTTGGTGCCGCCGAAGATTCGGCTGGCGTTGCCGGCTTGGCCGAGAGCCTTGACATTGTCCTCGGCCCGCAGTTCGTCGGACGAGCGGCGCTCGCCGGCACCGTAGGGCAGCATGTCGGCGCGAGCGCCGAGGCGGGAGAGCGCCTTGATGCGCTGCTCGAGCACTTCGTTGTCGTCCAGCAGCTTCTGGGCTTCGGTCGGGTCGAAGTCGTCGGATTTGAGAATGTCCTGCGCCTTGGTCGCGTTGGCGATGATCTGGGCGCGCAGGTTGTCGATACGATTCATGGTCATACCTCGCTCGCGGCGGTCGCCGAGAGCCGTTGCGCGATCGACCGACGGAGCAAATCGCGCCGTAGGTCGGTCTTGTCGTCGTTGTTCGCCGCGACCGCTGGCCCGTCGGCCTTGGTGTCGGACTCGTCGCCGGCCCCTGCATCGCGCAGGATGGGCCACGCCTTGGAGGCGATTGTTGCCGCCTCCTTTCGGGACAGCGCCAGCGCATCGCGCAACCGGCGCTCAAACTGGGTGATCGTGCTCGGCCGGCCGGACTGGGCCGCGTAGCTTTTCGCGGCCTCCGGCATCTTGGCTACCTCGAGCAGGATC